CGTTCTCGTCCTCGTCCTCGTCGCCGCTCTTCCCGCCCGCCCCACCCTCGAACACCTCCTTCATCTTGTCGTACCCGACATCCAGGATCAGTTCATCCAGGCAGGGCATCTCCTGGAGCATCTCGTCCGGCAGCGGCTTTTTCCGCCTCCGCATCTCGATGTTCTTGGGCGACTTGAACGCGATCACCTCGCCGTCCGGTCCCTTGAACCCGTCGTCCACCACTTCCACCTTCAAGATCGAACCTTCATCGAGCCGGAAGAACTGGTCGTACCCGTCCTCGTCATCGCCCGCCTTCACCTTGTTGGCCAGCAGTTCGCCGAACCCCTTCCAGTAGGCGGTCTCGAACAACTGGACGCCCGCCTCTTTGTCGTCAAGGTCTTGCACCAGGTACAACTGGCGGTCCTTCGGCTTCAGCTTGTCCGCGTCGTCCGTCCGTCCTTTCGCCCGCAGCTTGTTCGCCACCTCGCAGATCGGGCACGGCTCCCCGAAGTTCTTGTACCGGCAGGCGTAGGCTTCGTTGTTCGGCCCCACCCGCTGGTGAACGTAGAACGTCCGGCAGTAGTGGGCGTACCCCTCGTCGGCGTGCGGGTTACCCTTGCCGACGATGTACGGGATGATGTTCAGCCGGTACGTCCCGGCTTTCTTGAACCGGAACCGCTTCATGCCGTCGGGAACGGCGTAGGCCGTCGGGACGAAACCTTCCTCCGTTTGCTTGATGACCTTCTTCGCGTCCGTGTACTTGATTGCCTTCTTTTTCTGCTCTTTCACCGGCTTCGCCATGTTCCAGTCCTCGTGCGGAAATGTTACTGCTGACATACGCCGAATTCAGCCCGTCGGCGGGCGGGCGAGCTACTGTAGAGAGTCGTTGCGGGGCGTTCAATCGGAGTTGTTTTTCGATTTTTTTCCGAAGAATTTTTGGGCTTTCTCGACGTTCTTGCGGGCCTCTTGGTCCCGGAGTGTGCGGGCCGCGTCGGTACCCGGTTTGGCTTTCGGCGCGGAGTGAATGCCCTGTCCGGTCAGGTAGACCAGGTTTTCGAGCGCCTTCTTCTTGTGCTCCATCGTTTTGGAGGCGGCTTCGAGAAGGTCAACAAGGTACGAACTGTCAATGAATTTCTTCTGGAGGTCTTTGTACTGAGGATTCATCAGTACAACCTCTTCGACAGTCGCCTCGGTGATCTTGACGATACGGAACTTCTCTGGGTTGGCCCGAATCGCGTTACTGAGGGTGGCGTAGCATTCTTCCAGTCCGGCTTTGGCGGTCGCCTTGTCCTTGTTCGCCTCGGCCAGTTTCACCATGATCTGGAGGAAACTCTGAGGTTGTCGCTGCCACTCGCCGGCCAGATCGTTTTCCTCGATCTCGTGGAAGGATTCGGGCAGGTCGAGTTGTTCGATGAGTTCTTCGGGTTTCACGTCTTCTCCGGAATGATGGTAATGACGGACTGGGGCGTTTCGCCCTCGCCCATCACGGTCGGGTCGTTCATCGTGAGTTCGAGGTCGCCGATCATTTTGACGGTCGAGCCGTCCGGAAAACTGGCGGTCGTTGTTTCCCCTTTCCAGGTGTAGATGATCTTGCCTTTTTCGAACCTTACGGCGTCGAAAGGTCGTTGAGGCATGATGTTGAGGAGTTCACACTCCAAACTAGCAGGATGTTGATCGGCCACAGCTACTCCTGGTGGTAAAACTGGTAGGCCGCCAGCGTCAGCACCGGCCGGCCGGTCTCGTGCATGGCGTACTGGAACTTGTCGATGATGGCGGCGGCCCGCTTCGCCAGCTTCCCGCCGCCAAGCAGAACCTTCTCCGCCCACGCCAGGACGACCCGCCGCACCCCCTCGGCGTCCTCGTCCAGCGACTTCAACAGTTTGGCCGCGTCCGGCCACCCTTGTCTGGGGTCATGGAGCAGCTTGGCCAACTCCCACCCTTGGGACTTCTTGTCCGTCGCCTCCAGGATTTCGTAAGCCTCCTCTTCGGTCTCGACCTGGCTGATCTGTTCCAGTAGCACCAGGGCTTTGCGGGCGCTCCCGTCGGCCGCCTGAATCAGCCGCTCGTACACCTCAGGGTCGTGTCCGCTCGCTCCGTCGATTTTTTCCTTGTCTAGTACCAACATGATTAGAGTTTCGAGGTCTTTGTCCTTGATGCGGCCGAATTTGACCTNNCGCGTCTTGACGGCGGGGATGAGTTTTCCGGGGTCGCTGGTGCAGAGGACGAAGTAAACGTGTTTGGGCGTGTCTTCGAGGGTTTTGAGGAGCGCTTCCTGGGACGGCTTGAGCAGGGCGTGACACTCGTCCAGGACGAACATCTTGGACTTGCCTTTCATCGGTGCCAGGTTCATCGCCGACTGGATGTCCCGCACCATATCGATGCTGCGGTCGCTGCTCGCGTTCACCTCCCGATAGCCCATGTCGGCCGTTCCGACGAGCGGGGCGAGAATGCGGGCGGCCGTCGTCTTCCCGCAGCCCGACGGCCCGCTAAATAGCAGGGCATGGGGCACAGCCTTCTTCCTGACGAGTTCTCCGAGTTGGCGGGCCGCCGTCGCCTGCCCCACCATGTCCTCGAACCGTTTTGGGCGATATCGCTTCCACCACTCCGTTGTCATTGTGACCCTTTGGGCACTGCCCAAGTGACGGGGGTTTTGTGGTACTTGGCCAGGTTCGCGTAGTACGCCATCATCTCGTCCGACTTCGGGCCGACCACCAGCAGCCGGTCGGCCTCCTTCAGCATGTCGTCGTCTTCCTCACTGCCGAACAGCCTCACCGGACACCAGTACCAGTATCCCCAGCGGGCGGCGGCACACTGAGGACGGGTGGCGAGAATTATCGGGTCCGGGTCTTTGTCCGCCAAAACGTGAGCGATGCTTCCCCACACGCCCACGTCCGACACGTCGTCCGCGCAGACAACGGCCAGCTTGAACCTTTCGGTAAAAGACCGTTTCGGTAACTCGAAGGAGCTGACCGGTTTAGGACGCTCCTGACTCGGGTACTTCATCAAAATGGCCCTGTTAGCTGGAGGGCTTTCGCCTCCTCTTCCGGCCGCCACAGTCCTTCGTGCCTCACCCACGGCTGCTTGTCGTACCACGATCTGCCCTCCGGGACCACGTCCACCTCGACCTTCATTGGCACATCGATCCAGTCCCACTCTTTTGCCAATCGGCGAGTCGAGGCGTCGTGGATGATGTCCAGGAACTCTTGCACCTCGTCGAGCGGAACGTCGGCCAGCATGGAGTCGTGAATCTGCCCCACGAACTCGACCTCCAGTCCCCGCCGATCACACTCCCGCTGTGTCAGCATCACCGTCTTCAGCAGGCAGTGGAAGGCTGTCCCTTGAATGGCGTAGTTCAGCACCGCGTTCCGTTTCATTACCCCCCGGCAGGTGAATCCGGTGTACATGCTGAACTGCCCGGCTTTCAGGTAGTCGGCGTACCATTTCTTCTTCCACGCCGTGTACACCTTGAACCGGTCATTCCAGAAGCCGTCTTCGACCTTCTTGCAGTGGGCTACGAACGTCCCTTTCTTCGGATTCTTGGCGGCTTCCGGCGAACAGTCGCCCAACTCGCCGATGCCCTTAGATCGCAAGTGATCTTGGACGGTCGTGTTCGACCCTTCGACCATGAACTTGCGGCGGAGCATCGCGTCCCAGATGGCCGGGGCACACTGGAAGTAGACGCTCCCGTAGAACTGCGGGAAGACGAACATGTTTTTCGCCGCGTCCCGCGTTGACTTTTTCCCGACTTGGTCTTTGCGGAGCAGGAACAACTCTTGGGCCGTGTCGCCGTGCGGGTCGCCCGACGGACCCGTGAACTCGGAGATGAGGCGAGGATCTTTGGTGTAAATGCAGGCGATCCGGACTTCAATGCCGCTGAAGTCCACTTCGATCAGGACGCGACCGGGGCGGGCGATGAACAGGGGTCGGATGAGCTTTGACATCTCCGGGTTGCGGATGGGGATGTTCTGAAAATTCGGCTGACTGCACGATCCCCGGAAACTGACCGCTCCGCCCGCGTCGTTGTCCCCGCTCGCCAAGTTATAGCTGGGATGCAGGAATCCCTGTTCGTCGGTCTCCCGTTTAATGCCCTTCAGGTAGGTGCCCAGCACCTTCTTCATCTTCTTCATTCCGAGATAGCCGGTGTTCGCCCACCTACTCGGCACCTTCTCCAGGACCTCCTCGGACGTGTCCCACTTGCCCGACTTGCCCGTCCTCCGGCCGCCCGGTAGTTTCAGGCACTCGAACAGGACGACACCCAGTTGCGTCTCGGAGTTGATGTTGCTGTCGCGACCAAACCGTTTCGTCCACTCCTTCCACGTCTTGCCCAGCTTCAGCCCCTCCTCTATCGATCGGATTTGTGCCTCTTGCTTGGCGATCATCCGGTCGAGGCGGGGCACGTCAATCCGGATGCCGGTCGATTCAATGCGGCTGAGGGCGAGCGTTCCGTCGTGGAAGAAACGGAACGCTCGCATGTTGTCCGGTCGTATCATTCGACAGGTTTCTCTTTGCGGGATTGCAGGAATAAGGTTAACTCTCGCATGTAGTGGGCCGCTTTGTCAGCGTCGTCCGGGTTTTTCTTACGCCCCAGGTATTTGATGATGTTCCCTTTCAGGAAGCCGATGTACTCTTCGGGCGTCAGCCACACCCGTAGGGCGTCCCAGATGTCGATGGAAAGGGAGGAGTAGTGCGTCCCACCCACCTGTAGGCCGTCGGGCATCGGAGTCTCCTTATGGGCCGACCCGCCCGAACTCCACAAAGGCGGAGTGGGCGACCGGCCAGTGCTTCTGGAATATGGTTTCCCTCGATCTCGTGCAACGGATAGCTGACGAATTTCGCAGTGTCTTCGTGCGTTCTGAGCGACAGGAAGGCCATCAAACTTCGCGGGTTACACGACACCCAGCAGGACGAGTAGATGCCCACGGGGAGGCAGTCACGGGCTAACCCCGGATCACATCCGTCGGCCAGATTCGCTAGGTACTTCTCATAGGCCAGTTTGTAGGACTCAATGTTCCTGGCGTTCACCCGGTCAACCATCAACGGGTTGTGCAGGAACTTGGGGCGACCGGGCTTCCAGTTTTGCACCTTGCCCGACGGCCGGTCCGGCTGGGCGACATAGAACACTGGGTCGAGCGTCTTGTACCTGGCAGACTCCTCGTTGTAACTGTTGTGAACCACGACCCCGTTCGCCACGAAGTTGTGGTGCGGGCCGTTCATCGTGATGTCGTAGGTCATCTCTTCCGACACCCGGTACGGCTTCCGCCGCAACCTCACCCACTTCACCCCGGCCACGTTGCAGCGGTTGGCGAGCACCTGCTCCTTGTCCGACTTGGCCCGGTGGCAGGAGATGCACGCCGGCTTGAGGTTGTCCACGTCCAGGGCGAGTTTCAAGTTCTCCACCACCGGCACGACGTGATCCAGCGTCAGGTTGTCGCGGTGGAACGACTTGCCGCACAGGTAGCAGTCGGTGTCCTTCGGGATGAGAGCGGCCCGCTGCATCGTCGTCCACACCCCAATGCCAGCCCGCAGTGACGGGGGCACCTGCCGATGCTCGAACGCACTCTTCTTGCCCACCACCGCCACCCACTCGCTGCCGGTCATCTCGCCCGCCTTCACCCACCCTTCGCTTGTCAGAATGGGGTGATCCTCCGAGCAGCGAAGCGCCCACCCCTTCTTGTGCTCCGTCTCGACCAGCAGGCACTCCTTGACCCCCGACTCGATGATGTCGCCGATGGTGCCGAGCTGGAAGAACCCCGTCTCCTCGTTCAGCACCCGGAGCTTCTGGTTGCGGACGGACGGCAGGAACCGCACCCGGCCGAGCGAGTCCCTCACCCCGTTCTTCCACACGTCGTGCATGTCTTTGATCCGCTTCTTGCGAATCGTCCGCCCGCAGTTCTGGGCGTAGCTCTCGGTCCAGATTTCGGTGTCGCCGGCCAGACAGAACCCGATCCGGTGCCGGTGCCACTCCCGCCAGACGAAGATTGGAGCATGGACATAGATGGTGAGAAAACCGTGCTCGAACGGCGACCCGTGTCGGTGTTTCATCAGGTACCTGATGATGCCGCTCACGTCGTCCGGTTTCTCGACGGCCCGACGCAAGCCGTCTTCCTCGGTCGAACTGACCCACGCGGCGGCGGCCAGGTGCGCGTCGGACCCGCACTGCATGATCTTCCGGACGGTGATTTCGCTGATAAACTTCGGGTCCATCTCAGGCTACCTCGGTTTCGGGGACGAACAGGGACAGAAGGGCACCTTCAGGTTTCTGCTCGATGCCGGCCGGCATCGAGGCGTCGGGCACGGCGTAGTTGTCCGGGTACAGTACGACGATGTGGCACGGCACCCCCCGCTCTTTCGCCCGCCACTCGGCGTAGTCCGCTAGCGCTTTGATCTGGCTAACCGGATTGTCCGAGTGGATCACGACCGTCATTGGTGGGTTTTTCGACCGGGCGATGGCCACCGCTCCCTCGACGAGTGTGTGAGCGACGATCAACTCCCGCGGCGGGGGCAGCCGGGAGGCGACCATTCCGACTTGTGACGGGGCTAGTCCGACCAGTACAGCCGGACCGACCTCCTGGGGGCAGAGGAGTTCGATGGCCCGGAGGATTTTGTGTTGCTTTACGAAGGCGATCAAGTCGTCCCGGGGCACCCGACGATCTCCGTTCAGCCCTTCCGGACTTAGAGGAGCACCCGTCGTGTTGGGCAGCCGATAACCGAGCGGAAAGTGTCCGGCGTCGAACCACTTGGACGCCGATCTGGGCGCGACCCCGCACAACAAGGCGATTTCACCGGTCGTAAAAATCGACTTGCGGGCGAGCGCGATCTTCCGGTCGAGGGGCAGACTGTCGAACTGGAGTTGGGTTTTCGACTCCATCGCCATGATTAGTCCTCCGTGGCCTTGAGGAGTTTCCGCTGGATCCGGGCCACTTCGTACTCCAGCAGACTGTCAAGTGCGTTGTAGCGGAGCAGGGTCGGCCAGTCACACCGGAACACGGTGTTCTTGGCGTACCCGCCCGCCTCGCTCGACTCCAGGAACGGCTTCACAGTCGAATCGTAGTCCGGCTGGCCGAGCAGAACGAACGCCTGGAACTTGATGCTCGTCACCGCCTTCCGATTATCCAGGACGTGGGCGGCCAGTTGGGTGTCGTGCCACCAGTTCCGGACTTTGATGCCCAATTTCCTGGCCCACCGATCCTCGAACTTCATGTTGGAGGCGATCTTCGGGCAAGGTGACTCCAGTAATACTTTCATCCCGGCCTGCACCCGTTTCGTCCACGGGAACGCGAAAGTCTCTTTTCCATCGGACACGGAACAACTGGCGACGGCCATGTCGTCGTTGTCCGGTTTCAGTCCGTTGGTCTCCAAGTCCCACGCGACCGGCTTATTTTTTTGGAGAACTCGGTCGTAGAACCAGACTAGTTTCTGCACTGCCGCACTTTCGTCCAGGATGACCTCACACCGCTTCTCGTAGTCCGGCGGTCCCTCCGGCCCCCACGGGCGGGAGTTCGCCACCTTCAGTGCCGCCGCGACGTGCTTCCGGAAGAACAGCGGGTACGCCTTGTTGAACTCGTTCTCGACCACGTGCGTCGGGTTGTACGTCGGAGCTACCCAGCAGTTCCACGGGCGGGCCGGGATCACCCACCCCGGCCACCGCTCGAACTCGCCGGTGTTCGGCTTCCAGAGGTGCGAAATGACGGACCAGGTGGCCTCCTGGCCAAGCAGAATCACGACTTTCGGGTCCAGTTCTTTGATCCGGTTGAGTAGGAGGGGCTGGCAGTGCTTGACCGCGTCCTTCGCCTTCCCGTGGCACGCCTGGGCGGTCGTCATCCAGCAGTCGTTCCTCAGGTCGATGCCGAGGCCGGCCAGCGTCTCCTTGAGCAGGAGCATCCCGCGGCCGATTGAGGGTCGCCCGGCCCTGTCGCCGTCTTCCGAGGGCGAGGGGCCGACTAGCAGTATGCCCCGCCTTCCGCGGCCGTAGACGGCCATTTTGGGCGTCTGGCAAGCCCGTAATAGCCCGCACTCGCCGCAGGCGGGGGCGAGCGGGGCGGGCGGCCCTTTCGTGACCATAGAGAGCGGGAGCAATCCGGGCATCAGTTCCCTTTGTGTCCGGCTTTGATGAGAGCCGCAGCGACCGCTTCTCCGGGAGTGTCGCCGTGGCCGGTGACTGTCCGCATACTGGGGCGACCAGGGGTTTTGAGGGCGTACCAAGTCAAACAGCACTTGAACCCCTGAAACACCATTCCGGTCCGGCAAGACTCGATGAGCCATCGAGCGAGACCGTGCGGTTCCAAGGATTGCACCCAGTCGTCTAGGCTCGAAAACGGGTCAGTCGGGGTCATTACGGCCTCCGAAATAGTCGGCGATGGCGGCTTCCATTTCTTTGATGCGGTTGGCTTGTGACTGGTTCATGGCGAGAGCGATGTCCAGGTCTTCGGCCTGCCGCCGGATCGTCGCTTGCTGGATCAGAAAACCGATGACGAGCAGCACTAACCCTGCGGTCTGAACGTAGAACGGCCAGTCCATCACTCCTCCGTTTGCCCTGTTTTGGGCGGTTCGTTGGTGACCGTGGCGTCCAGGCAGGCGACGTACTTGAACTTGCCGCCGGACGCCCGGATGCGGTACTCCTGCATGTCCACACTACAGTCCGGGTACTTGTCCACGAGGCTTTGAAGCATTTTCGGGCTGACCAAAAAGCTGAACTGTGGTCCGGAATATTTGGCCGCCTGCCCCGCCTCGAACCAGCCGCCGTCGCACCGGGCGGAGATGAGCACCTTGCCTGGCAGCAGCTTCACCTTGATCTGGTCTTCCTCCGTCTCGTCGCTCACCGTCTTCGCCCGGAGTGCCAGGTCGCTGAGCGTCTTTGGCAACTGCACCGGGACGCCCTTGCCGTCGAGCATGGCGGTCAGGTCGTAGAACTTGTCGGCGAATCGGGTGATGCTGATGACGGTCGCATTGCTCGCCCGGAAGTGAACCCAGTTGTCGTGAACGGCCATCCGGGTGATGTCATAGGTCGGGACGAACTTGATGCTGTCGCGTCGAACGAGTACCGATTCTTTCAGTCCCGTGTTCACTCGGAAACGGGCCAACTGGTTGTTGTCACTCGCCTCCACCCACTTCGGGTGCAAGTGGACGCAGGTGTAGACGAACTGCTGCTGGTCTTTACCAGCACACTCCTGGACGAGTTGGATGGCCTCGCACAGGTCGGGGGCGACCGGGAACCAGTCCTCCTTCGCCGGCTTCGGCACCTTCTTCAGGTCGAGCAGCACCTCGCTGTCGCGGGCGAACCCGCCCCGCCACTTCTTCCCGTTCACCCGGAACTCCTGGCCGTCGTCCGTGACCGTCAAGGTCTCGTCGTCGGCCTTCCGGACCATGTCGAGCAGGAGCTTGGCCCGGACGACCCCGGTGAAGTCGGGGGGCAGGCCGGACACGGCCGAGCAGCACACCTCGTCGTTGAACGTCCAGACGCGGCCCTTGGTGAAGGCGAACGCGGCCGACTGTTCGAGGATGTCCCGCTGGGACAGTCCGGGCTTGACTTCCTCTAAGGCACGGAGGAAGTCCTCGCGGCTGACTTGCTGGTTCATATTAGTTTGAGTTCCCGTAAGACGGTTTCAACGGTCTTGTTTTTCTCGGCGATCAGAATGAGGTCGGCCAAATACCCGACTAGTTGGCTCCCGTCATCGAATTCGACCCGGACGACGGCCCGCCCGTCACCTCCTGTTAGACATTTCACCGACTCGATGAGTCCCGCCCTTTTTGGTAATTTAGCGTCCCGCCGATTGACTTGTCGGTTCATAGGTCTGTAGGTACCCCGCGGCGTTCGGATTCGAGTTGTTGCTTCAGGAACTCGACGTAGGCTTCCAGGTCGAGAATGTACCTTCGGGCGGCTACGAACACCTCTGCTGTGGAATGGACGGAAGCTAGATCCCGCTCCAATTCTAGTGCTTCGATGATAGGGCGACCTAACACGTCATTCGGTCGTTGCATGTTTCTTCCTCTTGGCGTTACGCCGGATGACCAGGATCTGCCGCATCCGGCTGTTCGGCCGCTTGTCGGTGGCGGTCGGCTTGGTCTTCTTGGTCGTGTGGCAGTAGTAGGAGAGCATGACGGCGGCCTTGTCCGGGGCCGACTCCGTTTCCACGATCTCCGACCCGCCTGAGAAGTAGAGGATCAAATCGCCTCCTTCTTCGGAAGAGCGTACTCCCGTCCCCGCACGTCCCACTGCCGGACCCAGTACCAGCATTTCTCGCGGGGCATGGCAAGTTCGAGGGAGATTCCGGTGTTGTCCTCGATCTCCTGGAACTTCACGAACCCGAGTTCGACAAGCTTGTCG